GATCCTCGTTGCGTTTTTGGTTCTCCTGGCGTATAATATTGCGATACAACCTCCCTGTATTGTAAACTGGGGCCGTCTTCGGATGGCCCCTTTCTTTTTGTTTAAACGTATTGTACAATCACGGTATCCCTGACAGGTGCATGAAGCATCTGACTTAACCCAAGACAGGAGATAATCATGGGTAATTCTACATTTTCAGGACCAGTACGGTCTGAAAACGGTTTTCAAATAATTTCTACAGACTCCACAACAGGTACAGAAACCACTGTGGCAAGCACCGCGTCTACTGGTATTGTTACCAACAAGTATGTAAAGCACGTTGGTTTTGCGACAGGAGTTACTGTAAACACTACCGCAGGCGATAGTCCGACCATTGGTGAGTTCACACAACCGGCAAACACAATCATCACAGACATTAAGATTTTCTGTGATACCTCGCCAGTAATCGGCACAGGTGATATTGGTTATGAAGTTGGAACATCTAGCTCTGGCGCACAGATCGTTGCGGCTCAGACTGATGAAATCTTAGATGGCGGCACGACTGTTGTTGAGCATAACGTGACTATAACCGCGTTGGTTTTGCAAACTCAGGACGGCACTACTGCTCCAGCCTCTGTTCAGTACACCTCTGCAGAACGTACAATCTACTGCAACATCACTAATACTGTCGATGCCACAACAGCGGGTTCATTTACGTTCATCATTGAGTATGTGCAAATTGCATAAATAGGAGTGTGAGATGGCTGATGCTGTAGCTACACAAACGCTTTTTGATGGCTCAAAAAAGGTCATTCAAAAGTTTACTAACATCTCAGATGGTACTGGTGAGTCTGCGGTAAAGAAGGTCGATGTTTCAGCGTTGGCCTCTAACTCTGACGGCACAGCCTGCACTGGAGTAGTGATAGAGCGCATCTGGTGGCAGTGTATTGGAATGAAGGTGCAAATCCTATGGGATGCAACTACTGACATTCTGTGTATTGAGCTAGGTGAAAACCAAAGCGGCAATCATGACTACACCACCTTTGGGGGCCTGACTAACAACTCGGGTTCTGGGAAGACCGGTGACATTATGTTTACCACTGTGGGGCATACTAGCGCCGACACGTACACTATTATTCTTGAGATGCGTAAAGAGTACTAATCGTCATGGGTGATAAACCGATCAGGCGCACAAAAAAGAATTACCGCCCCACTAAGTCTGGGGCGGGAATGACTGAGGATGGTGTAAAGGCTCATCGAAGAGCCAACCCTGGTTCTAAGTTAAAGACCGCGGTTACCGGCAAGGTTAAGAAGGGCAGTAAGGACGCGAAGAGGCGCAAGTCTTATTGCGCTCGTTCTGCGGGACAGATGAAGAAGTTTCCGAAGGCTGCAAAAGATCCAAACAGCAGGCTTCGTCAAGCAAGGAAGCGTTGGAAATGTTAGGTAAGCAGTTCATAGTTATCGTGGCTACTGCTTTTATTGGCGGGGTTGGCGCGGTTACCTATAGCTGGGCAAGTTGGGCAACTAATACTTTAATTTCTGTAGATAAAAAAACGGAAGTTATTGCATCAGAGATATCGTACATAAAGTTGTACATGGAGCGTGATTATGGCTATGTCCCGAGGGCAGATGAAACAGCAAGTGTCAAAGCCACCCGGTAAAACACCGAAGGGTCTTGTATACTACAAGAATGGTGGCGGTGTTTCTGCTAAATCAAAAGGCAGTAAAATTTGCCCAAAGGGTAAGGCTTGGGCCCAGCGCACCTTTGATACATATCCCTCTGCTTATGCGAACATGGCTGCATCTAAGTATTGCAAAGACCCAAACTATGCAAAAGGCGCAAAGGGCAAAAAGAAAAAGAGAGCGTAATGGGTGAGCTAAAGAAATGGCGTGATCAGAAGTGGGTAAGGATAGGAACCGATGGCAAGATTAAAGGTGAGTGCGGTACTTCAAAAGACAAGAAGAACCCTGACCGATGCCTTCCGCTGGCTAAAGCACGTTCTCTTTCTAAAAAAGATAGATCTGATACTGCAAAGAAAAAAAAGGCGGCTGGCAGAAAAGGAAAAACCGTTGTCAGCAACACCAAAAAAGCCAAGGTCAAAGGATACCGACTCGGCGGAGAAGTCAACGGAGCAAAAAGGCCGTACCAAGGCAAAAGCAAAAAAGGCGAAGCGGTCGCGAAAGGCTGCGGAGCGGTAATGGCCGACAGGCGCAAAAGCACCAAGGGCGTGGTGCGTCAGTTTTAAAGGAGTACGGATATGAAAAAACCTACAGATGATCAAGCCGGTTTGAAAAAACTGCCTACAGCGGTTCGTAACAAAATGGGCTACATGAAAAACGGTGGCAAGGTCAAAGCCAAGGGTATGGCAATGGGCGGCAAGGTAAAGTCCAAAGGTTACGCTATGGGTGGCCGAGTTAAGTCTAAGGGCATGGCAATGGGCGGCAAGGTCAACACTAAAGGCATGGCAATGGGCGGTAAGGTTCAGGGCTTTAGAAATGGCGGCGCAGTGATGGTTAAGACCAACCAGAAACCACATATGAGTTAAGGCCATGACAGTATCAGGATCCAGGGACTTCAACCTCGATGTCGGTGAGGTTATCGAAGAAGCATATGAACGCTGCGGGATTGAAGTTCGCACTGGGTATGATGCTCGTACCGCTCGTAGATCGTTAAACCTTATGTTCGCTGATTGGGCGAACAGAGGGATTAACATGTGGACGGTTAAATCGGAAACGGTAACTTTAACGCAAGGGACTAGCGCAGTAACGTTGGCCGCGGATGTTGTTGATGTCCTAGAGATTGTGTTGCGCCGAGATGGAACAGACTTTGAGATTACAAGAATTAGTCGTGGGGAATATGTCACTCTTCCTGACAAGACTACTCAGGGTCGACCTAGCCAGTTTTATTTTGATCGTCAGATTACGCCTATCTTAAATCTTTGGGCAACACCTGAAAACTCTACAGATCAACTGGTTTACCATTATGTTCGTCGCATTGATGATGCAGATACGCTGGTTAATACAACGGACATGCCGTTTAGGTTTTATCCTTGTATGGTAGCTGGCTTGGCGTATTACATTGCAATGAAGAGAACGCCAGATCGTATTCAAATGCTAAAGACTGTCTATGAGGAGGAGTTCCAACGAGCGTCTGATGAGGATGAAGACCGAGTTCCGTTAAAGTTACAGCCTAGCTTCCAATACTTGAGGGTCTAATATGCCATACGCCTCTGACAAAAACGCTTATGGAATATCTGATCGATCCGGATTTCGGTATCGTCTGAAAGACATGCGTGTTGAGTGGACCGGAGCTAAGGTAGGTAAGGACGAGTTTGAAACAAAGCACCCGCAACTCTTTCCTCCTAGGGTTGGACCCGACCCTCAAGCCTTGAAGAACCCTCGGCCTGAGTCAGATTTAGACGCACAAAGAAATATTCAATACGGCTTTAACCCTGTTGGCTTGCGAAGTTTTGGTGGCGGGGATGGAGTTTTAACGCCTAATAATCTTATTGCAGAAGGTTCTGTTGGAAAGGTCACGGTAACAACATGAGCTTCACATACTCCACACTTAAGACAGCAATTCAAGAATATACCGATAACGATGAAGCAGCGTTCATTCGTAATCTACCTTTGTTTATAAGAATGACAGAGGAACGCATTTTAAAAAACGTTCAACTTTCAGTGTTTCAACGGAATGCCTCTGGAACGTTAACCTCGGGCAACCAGTTCTTAACAACGCCTTCTGATTTTATTGCGCCGTTTTCTCTTAGCACCATCGTTAGCAGCAACAAGGTATTTTTGCTGTTTAAAGATTTAGACTTTGTGCAGACATACACTCCTGACCCTACTACTACAGGTGTCCCTATTTATTACGCGCAATTTGATGCGGACAACTTTATCGTGGGGCCAACGCCAAACAGTAGTTATGCTGTAGAACTTGCATATTTTTATAGACCTGCCAGTTTAACGGTGAGTACATTTACATTAACCATGACGAGTGTGTCAGGAACCTTTACAACCTCTGACACAATTTCGGGTTCAAGCAGCGGCCAATCCTCAGAGGTTACTGCGGTTCCTTCTTCTACGACAATTACGGTAAAAATACCCAGTGGATCTTTTACGGTTGGGGAGACTTTAACGGGTTCAAGTAGCGGCGCCACTGGCGTTTTATCTGTTATTGGAGAGGATGCCACTACCTCTTGGCTAAGTGACGATGGTCGTATGACCTTGCTGTACGGATGTCTTTCCGAAGCATACACATTTATGAAGGGGGACGCGAACCTCATGACCTTGTACGAAGGCCGTTTTAGAGAAGGTTTGTCTAGACTTAAAAACCTGGGCGAAGGCCAAGAAATTGCAGATGAGTATCGTTATGGTCCGATCAGGAAAGCTAGAACATGAACAATATGTCTTTCGGAGAGTTTAAGGTTGACGTTCAAACCACTAACAATCGTGGAGCAACTCCTGAAGAAGTGGCGCATCGTTGCGTAGGTAAGATCGTTGCTTTCTCTGAAGACGCGCATCCTACGCTGCGAGATCAAGCAATTGCCTATCGAGATAGCATTGAGAAGCTGTTGGTCATCTATATGAAACAGGCTATCCAAAGTGACCGTACTACGGTATATAATGCAATTAAAGAAGCGGGTCATCCTACGTTGGCCGAATATATAAGGAAAATGTAAATGGCATTCTCAGGAAACTTTTTGTGTACCTCGTTTAAAAAAGAACTGATGACGGCTACACACAATTTCACCGCAGCAAGCGATCAATTTAAGTTGGCGTTGTATACAAACAGCGCCAGTTTTAACGCAGCAACAACTGCTTACACCAGTAGCAATGAGGTTACTGGCACGAACTACACGGCTAAAGGAAACTTTCTAACAAGCGTAACGCCAACTACTAGCGGCACAACGGCGCTTACAGACTTTGCTGACGAGGTGTTTTCCAACGTGACAATTTCTTCTGTAAGAGGTGCGTTAATTTACAACGAGGCTGCAACGAGTGACCCTTCTGTTTGTGTGCTAGACTTTGGAGCGGATAAGGGCGCAAGCTCTGGTGACTTTACTATTGTTTTTCCTACAGCGGACGCAAGTAACGCAATTATACGGATAGCATAATATGGCAGTTGTTCTTGGAAATCGTGCAAAAATGTCCACCAGTACCACGGGTACTGGAACGATTACCTTGGGCAGCGCCCTGTCCGGGTATCAGACCTTTGCACAAGCTGGCATAACTAATGGTCAGACGGTCAGGTACGCGATAGAAGACGGCACTAATTTTGAAATAGGAAGTGGTGTTTACACCTCTAGCGGAACAACGCTTACCCGTTCTGTTACAGAAAGCTCAAACTCTGACAATGCTATTAGTCTTAGCGGTAGTGCAGAGGTGTTTATCACTGCGTCTGCGGCGGACATATTTGTTAATGATGGAGCTACTTCGCTAACCACGACAGGAACAATTACCGCTGGCGGCAATGTAGCAATTTCAACAGGTGTTATTGACCTAAAGAACGGTGGATCAC